GCTTTGCTTCTTCCCACGCCGGAGCATTGCGATGGAGCACCGCGAACGAAGCGAGTCGTTGGGCTTCTCTAATCTGCTGCTGGTTTACCATGATTTCCTCTTGGCCTTATCGCGGCGAACGGAACGTTAAACAAGACTTCTGCGCTATTGGGCGGTGGATGGCCGCCGGTTGTCATAACTAAGCCGCCTCGGTGAAGCGACTGAGGTATGAAGGTCGTTTGATTACGCACCATTGCCGCTCTCCCTGAGCCCGCCGGGCGTCCGACGCATGGTTTACTGTCGCGCCGTTCGACTGACCGAGACGCTAGATTGTCCCGATGCCTAAACAATACTAGCGGTATTAATATAAATCAATACTAGCGGTATTATTAATTAGTTCGGCGGTATTATGTTCATGAAAACTAGGTAGAAATATTTTTTTATAAGCGAGCAGAGCGGCTAGTATTAATGGGGTTTGAACTTTCTTGGAGAGGGAAAATGAGGTTACTTGTAGCTGCAGCGTTAGCTTTACCAATGGTTGCTAACGCATCGTGCTGGACCGTGAAAGATCTTAAAGGGTCAAGCTACAGTGAGAGAGAAGGGTATTCGCGGATTGACGACGCGTTTTCTGGAACATTCACAATCGTTATTGATGGCGATAATGCGACAGTTCTCTATGACGGTCTTGATGGTGGAGGGATGGTATATCGAGCTATGAGTAAAAATGTAGTCGTAGGGCTTACCACTGAGCCTGGAAAGCACGCCATGGAGACTTGGGTTGTACAGCCTGATGGCGTGGTGTTGATGAGCAAAACGCTAGCTGGTTTTGGAGGAATGGATTCAGCGAAGGCAATGGTGGGAAGGGTCGCCGGTCAGTGCAAATAGAGGGCGCAAAACGCCCGTGTTTGCAAACTTATCAAACGAGCTTTAGTTTCGTCTCAATAGCAACACCGATAATTCTGCAATTACCATTGATAGGTACGAGAGGCCACTGCGGGTTAAGGCCCTTAAGGTATTTTTGGCCTCCATCAATGATCAGTTTCTTAAATGTAGCTTCGTTTGAATCAGATAATTTAGCGATAACGAGGCTGCCATTGATTGGTTCTCGTCCGGTATCGAAAAGAACAAACGTGCCTTCTGGTATGCTTAAGCCAGCGGGCGCAGTCATTGAATCCCCTTCAACACGCAACCAGAATGCATCTCCCTGAATGTGAGCATCTGATTCCAGCCACTGATCAACATCCTTAATCGAGTATGGCTCCAATGCCTCACACCATGATCCGGCTTGTACGCTGCTAATAACCGGGTAGCGTATACCTGGTGTATATCCAATTACATACGGAACTGATGGCTCATTAACGCTGTTTAGCCCCATTTCTGAAAGCTCTTTTGCCAGAGTCGGACTGAATTCCTCAACGCTTACTTTCAGAAGGCGAGCAAAAACTGAAGCTACGGGAAGGTTAAGGGGATTCCTTCCGTTAAGGTAATGGCCTACCGCTCCCTGAGTAATATCCAGCTCGTCAGCAATCGACTGCTGGGTAACTCCGAGTACTTTCTTCTTCGCCTCATAGATGGCTTTAAGGCGCTTTGCGTCCTCAGCCTGAGTCGGTGTGATGTCTTTTTTCTTTTCCATTTTCAGATAGTAATACCTGAGCTATTAATTTAAAAATACCGCCGGTATTGCATGTTTTAATACTTATGGTATTGTTTTTGTATCAACGGTAAGGAGTCACGTTAAAAATGAAAATTTCACTCGCTGAATATGTCGACGAGGTTGGTCAGGTAAAAGCAGCTGATGCCATTGGTGTCCACCAAACGGCAATTAGCAAAGCGATCAGGGTCGGCCGTCAGATTTTCATCAACAAGCTTCCTACTGGCGAGGTTAAGGCGGTCGAGTACCGCGAATTTCCTCACATTAAGAAGCAGGAACATCAGGAATAGCAAATGCATTCACTTGCGTATCAACACAATACCGGAATACACCCGGGAGCGATGATAAACCGCGCTCAATCTAAAGCGGCGCCAGACCACGAAAAGATCCGTGATGCGGTCCGGGCATGGTCGTCGGCGCTGGACAATCAGGACGTCGTTTCGGCGTTGATCATCAACGAATACCGGGAGCAGGGCGGGACCGCCATCAACTTTCCGGAAGACATCAGCCGGGCGCGCCAGAAACTGTTTCGCTTCCTGGATAACCGCTTCGACTCCGAGCAGTACCGCGAGAACGTGCGCCAGCTGACGCCCGCAATCATGGCGGTCCTGCCGGTTGAGTATCGCACTCGCCTGATCGGCGCCGATTGCAAAATGTCTCGCCTGGCTGAAGCCGAGAAAGAACTCGCAGAGGCTAAACAGGCCGTGCTGCTGGACGCTCCAGAACATCAGAAGCTGAAAGAGGTAAGTGAGGGTATAGCGTCGCTGTTTCGCCTTATGCCTGAGCAGGTAGGCCCGCTGATGACGATGGTCACTTCGATGCTGGGGGTTATGTGAGAGCTACAGAAATGGCGAAAGCCGGTCTGCGCGAACAGAACCGACTTTCTGGTGCAACAAACGTCAGTCAATTGCGAGGTCATTATGACAAACGCTAATCCAAAACGCCAGGCACAGGAGGTTTAACTGTGTCGAACGTCGCTTACGCAAATTTCGCGGCGCATTCCGCCGCCAGGAGCAACCGGATGGAGAACCAGAAAACCGGATTCATCCCGTTGTACCGGAGTGTTCTTAAGCAAACCTGGTCGAAGGACGTCTTCCTGCGCACGCTGTGGGAAAACCTGCTGCTGTGTGCTGCTCGCCAGCCATACACGGCAAACTTCAAGGGGCGCCAATGGCCGCTACAAACCGGACAACTGGTAACAACTTCGGCCGATCTCGGGCTGAACTTATGCGACAGGGAAGGGAAGACATGCAGTCGCCACGCCGTCGACAGGATGCTTGATGTTTTCGAGCGTGAAGGAATGATTTCCCGCTCGGGAGAGAAGCGAAAAGGCTCTGTGATAACCATCATAAATTACGCTGAATATGCTCAAAAAATGAACGATCTGCCCGAGCGTTTCACCGCGCATATCTCCGCGCTTAATGCCGAGCATGGCGGAGCCAGTAATGGTGCGGCTTCGGAAGGTAATGCCGCGCATTACGACGAGCATCTGCCCGAGCGTTTCACCGAGAATCATGAACAACAATGTAATAACAACAATAAAAACATTAAAAGATCTTCGTCCGAGAATTCTGAAGAATCCTCTGACGCACGACTGAAGAAATTTTTATCAGCTCATCCAGAAGCTGCGGTTTACACCCCATCCGGTGCGAAGTGGGGATCGGCTGAAGACCTCAAAACTGCCCAATGGATTTCTACCAGGGTGAAGTTGATTAACCCAACCTGCAAAGCCCCGGACATGACCTCCTGGTCTAACACCGTTCGCCTGATGCGCCAGATAGACAACCGGTCGCACCAGGACATCTGCGCGCTGTACGACTGGGCAAGTAAACACCACTTCTGGCAGACCAACATCCTGAGCCCTGAAAGCCTGCGTAAGCAGTGGGACAAGCTGACGATGCAGCGCAACGCAGGAGGTGAGCCGCGTGCCGCCAAGCAGGATCTGGACTTCAACAACACTGACTGGGCCTATGGGGTGATCCGATGAAATCTCTTGCAGAGCAGATGCGTAACCACGACCGCGAGCAGATGAGCCGTATAGCCCATAACCTGCCAGAGCAGTACCAGGAGCGCGCGCCGGTCGAGCAGGTGGCGCAGGTATTCAACAAGCTGTTCAACGAGCTGCGCGCCGCGTTCCCGGCAAGCATGGCAAATTTCCGCACCCAGGACGACCTAAACGAATTCCGCCGCCAATGGCTGCTGGCGTTTCAGGAGAACGGGATCCACTCAATGGCTCAGGTCGACGCCGGCATGCGTATTGCCCGCCGCCAGGAGCGCCCATTCCTGCCGTCGCCGGGCCAGTTCGTCGCCTGGTGCAAGCAGAGCGGCGGCGCGCTGGGCGTCAACGTTGACCAGGTGATCGCCGAATACTGGGACTGGCGTAACCGTTCGTTCGAGTTCACCTCCAGTGAGCAATTCCCTTGGTCTCAGCCGGTCATGTACCACATCTGCGTGGAACTGCGCCACCGCAGCACAGAGCGCCAGTTAACGCATGGTGAGCTGGTACGCGAGGCGGCAGATCTGCTGGATATGTGGGAGAAGCGCGTCACCGAGGGCAAGCCAGTGCCGCCGGTACGCCGGGCGATTGCAGCACCGGCAGCCGAGCACGGGCCGACTCCTATCCAGTTGCTTCAGGCCAAGTACAACCGCAACAAATCTAACGGGATGGTGTGAGATGAAAGGCAAACAGGCAATTCTGCGTTATCTCGAAACGCACCGGACCTTCACAGCGAAGGATGTGGCCGCCGAGTGCGGCATGACTATCAACTGCATCACGAAGAACGCTATCGATCTGGAGCGGGCCCGCAAGATTGTCCGGGTGAGCAAGGTCTGGCGAACGGTAACTTATCGCCTGGCTACGCCGGAAGAGCAGGGCGGAACAGCACGCAACTGCACCAACGGAATATTTCAGGAGTGCCGCAACAGTCCGGCGATGAGAAGGGTATTGATGGTTTGGGGGAGGGTAGTGGTATGAAAATTTACATCGCAGGGCCTATGACCGGTTACGACGATTTCAACCGTCCGATGTTTAATGCGGTCGCTCAGCAGATGTCATCTGGCGGTCATGTGGCGCTGAATCCAGCCACTCTCCCGGATGGTTTATCTCAGCGGGAATACATGGACATCTGTCTGGCAATGCTTCGCTGTGCTGATGCTATTCACATGCTCCATGGGTGGGCCTCATCGGAAGGTGCTGTCGCTGAGCATGCCATGGCTAAAAAGCTGGGAATTAAAATTTCTTACCAATTTGAAGGAGCTGCACAATGAGCACTCAAATCAAACCTTGCCCGTTCTGCGGCTGCAAAGACGTAGAGGCATTCGCGCAGTACGAAGAGGATTGCCCTTACCAGTCGGCAATTGTTCGTTGCCATTCTTGCGACGCGCAGTCTGCTCAGATGGTTGGCGCTAATAAAATCAACATGGCTATAGCTGCATGGAATAAACGTGTCGGGGAGGCCGCCCAATGAGCGACATCGACAAACGTCCTTACCGCGCTGACGGTGGTGACATTGGTGCCGGCCGCCTCAAAGAGATAGGGGACAACGTATACGGTGACGAAGAGAAGTGCTGGCTGGCGAAACGCGTCCTAACGCTGCTGGATGAGCTGGAAGCCAAAGACCGCCGCATCGAAGAAGAGATTGGCCGGGCTAACCGCGAGCACCATCGTGGTTTCATGATGGCGTGCGGGCATCTTAAAGAGCATTCAAACGTTCATTACGCCGATGCGGCCGAGATGGAGATAGCAGCCCTCCGCAAGCGCATCAATGAGCTGGAATCAGCCGCAGCCGGTAAAGGAGAGTGAGCATGGCTTTTGTATCGATCATAACCGGAGGCAGAGGACGCAAGCGTGACACTGCAGGAATATCCGTCAAATATTCAAAATCAGGCTCTGTGCAGTGCTATGTCGGTGTTGATGTCAGGGAGTGTAGTCGCTTTATTTTCGTTGAGCTGGATGAAGAAACCAGACAGATCAGAGTAAAGCCAACGCCAGATGAGACGGGAGCAAAGATGTCTGGGACTAGCGGGGGCACGTTCTCTGTAACTAAAAAGCTTGGTGATGCGGTTATACCTGCTGGGCACAAAAAAACCTTCATCGAGCTGGAAAGGAATGTCGATGGTTGGTGGTACGGAAAATATCAAGAAGGAGCAGCATCATGAGCACTATTACCAAAGAATGGCTGCAGCAGACAATTGCCGACATGGAAGAGCACCGTGACCTGTTCCCTGGCGATCTGGATGATAACCACGAAAATGTGCTCGCTGCGCTGCATATCGCGCTGGCATCGCTCGAAGCGGAGGCTGTGGCCTATATGCACCGCAGTGGTCAGGTCGTGACGCGCGAGGAGTGCTGTGACGATAAGACGTTTGCTATCTGCTGCAAGGTCGAAATGCCGCTCTACACCGCCCCTCCAGCGCCGGTATCTGTGCCTGATGAGATGACACCAAAACAAGCATCACGCGCATATTGCGGAGAAGTTCGCGGATACCGAGATGGCTGGAACGCCTGCCGCGCCGCCATGCTTCAGGGTGCCGAACCTGTAACGACTGCTTACAAGTTGCCAGAGGGTTGGGTGGCGGTGCCGGTTGAGCCGACTGCGGAAATGCAATCAGCTGCAGCGGGTGCTATCCGGTTCGATACTACGCCTATCAATAAGCTATGGACTGGCAATGCGGTGTACAAGGCCATGATTGCAGCAGCACCGCGGCAGGAGGTGAAGTGATGGGCGAACTCAAAAACTTCAGCGCAACGGACTGGTTATTTTTCGCAACGATGATTCTCGCCTGGCTACATCTTGCAGTTAAAACGTATAGCTGGGTCATAAGCATACTGATTCGCCGCGGTTGGAGATTGTGGAATCGCAAGGACGAGAAAACCCTGGCTATGGACTCGTTTTATGAGGCGTTCAGGCTGGCAGAAATCGAGCCTGGTCAGAGAGTGGTTATCACCACCGAAAGCGGTATGCAGATCCACATTCTCCGGCCAAAAGGTGACCGTCATGCCTAACCCATTCGACGCAGTAGAGCTTTGAGAAAAATAGCAAACTATTGTAACTCGTTGATATATACACATTATTTACAATTTAACTGCTTCATTTCTTCTTGATTGGTGGTACATTCATTTGGCGATGTAAAACCAACAGGAGGCGTTATGAGTATCGATCAACTTTGCATGAAACAAGAGTGCTGGGCACTGGAAATGCTCGGTAGGGTTGGCGCTTTAACGCAGTGCCCCCATCATGAGGGCGCTTATGTTGATGAGGGCATAGATGAGGCTAACATCTATAAATACGCAGCTGGAGCTTATAAAAAAAGCAATGGTGGTCATCCATTTGAAAATTTTAAAGAGATGACTGATGCCGTTAAAGGCGCATACGAAGAGCACGGTGGAAATGATGTTTGCCCGCTGTGCTTTAAGCGCGTGGACGACTAACTCATTGGCCTCTCCGGAGGCCTTTCTCTTACGTTGATTTTGTTGAATCAACCGTCCATAATCATGTCATCGGAGCCTGAACAACTCCGGTGACTTCTGCGCATTTAAGGGGACTTAAATGCGACCACAATCTGAACTCCTCACCTTGTCACAGATGC